AGAAAATGTCTCGACGTCCCGAAGCCTGGACCCGCTAAAATTGCTCAAGACAACGTCAATCGCCCCGCCCGCACGCAATGATTCCTTGCTCAAGTTGCGAAGTGCCGGGATTTGTTCGGCCAATCGTCCAGCGGTTCCGTCAAACGTTTGCCCGAGCTGGCGAACTGATGTCGTGAGGTCTTCGCCAGTGAATGACGCATACTCAACCGACGCCTCAATGAGTCTTGCGACTTCACGGTTTGTCAGTCCAAATTGCTTGCCGAGTCGAACCTGAGACAAAATCAAATCGTCATCGAAACGAGATGTCGCGGCCAGTTGCTCGGCGAGACGTTGAAACGCATTGACGTTTTGCTCGGAAAAATCGCCAGATGCCTTGAGTGAGTTTGCAAGCGAATTGAACGCATCGTCAGCCTGAACGGCCTCATCAATCACGTCAGACAGGACGCGCGTCACCGCCCGCCCGAAATCGATCGCCGCCCGTGTGATTTCAATGAACGAAATGGCCGTCACGGCCTTTGATGTTCGTTCGGCGGTTTTGTCGACCTTGCTCAATTGTTTGGAAATTTGGTCCGATGTTTGGGCGGCTTGCCGGACCGCCTCCTCGATTTTCAAGACTATCTCGACCGGAACCGTCACCGCCACAATCAACCCCGTTTCGTTTTCTTGCGATCGGCCTCGCGGGCCTTGGCCTCAAGACTATCAACCTCGTCCGAAATAATCAAAAACGCTTCTGCGCGGTACGAGTCCAGTTCATTCAACGACTGGGTGAAACCAAGTTTCGCAAGTCTTCGCCTCCAATTGTATTCGGCAACCAGCCAAGCCGTGCCGTTGTCGAAGGCGATTTTGTTCCACGCCCCCCGGACTTGTTGCCTCAGGGGCGTTGCGAGTTTCCCGAAAAACCTTGAACCATTGCCATTGCAACTTCAATGAGAACGCCTTCAAACTCATTGATGCAAAACAACTCGTCAACGGTCTTGGCCTTGACGGATCCATCGAGAAGTTCCAAGTCGACTGACTTGATGTATTGCTGAGATTCTGAAACGAGTTCGGCAATCATCAGCATTTGTTCCTCGCGGGCCTTGGCCTCCGATTTCGGCGCATCCGTTTCCTGTTTTGCCATACCGGCGAACTTGGCCTGATATTGCAAACGTTTCGGATACGGCGGGGCGAGAACTTTCATCTCGCCCTTCATTGTCGGATTTTCGCCCTTGCATGTGCTTGGAACAAAACTAAGTTCGATCATGGTTCCCCCTGATTGATGCTATAGAAAGTTGAGGTATGCCTCACCATTTCCACTTGCATCAACGAAACCTGTCAATTCCAAACTGAGTCCAACGACCGAGTCGAGGTCCGTCAACTCGTATGACGAGACAACCGCCGATGGCATGTAGAAGTTGCCGCATTGCCCAGCAACCCAGTTGCCGCCCGATCGAGGTCCGAAGTTGAACGCCGCCGCAATTGTCGCGTTGGAACGGAACCGCTCGAAAAACTTGGCTTGATGTTTGTCGAGAAGTGCCGTCACGGTCATCGTGACTTGACGCGCAGTCGCCAATTTCTGTTGAACGCCCGATTCCGCGCAAATGCACAACACGTCTGATTTCGTGATTTCCATTGATACTTCAACGGACTGAGCACAGAAACAAGTCGTGTCGGTTGCATCGCCAATCAGCAATTCGAGATATTTGGCGGCGATTGGGTCGGTCGAGTCATAGGCTGGCGTGTATGGTGCCGCATAGGCTTGTTCGTTGTCCGATGTGTAGGTCAGTGCGCCAGTATCGTCAGCCGCAACCGAGAAGCCCAACTTGTCGCCGATTGTGTTCGCGGTATTCGCGCCAGTGTTCCACAACAACGAAAGAGTTGTTCCATCGCTTGTGATTGTGAACTTGCCCGTCGTTGACGAATATTCAACGGTGAACGTGTTCGACGATCCAAGCGAGTTCATTGCGTCTTCGAGTGCTTGTGCCAGTTCATACGGGTCACGATAGACCTTGGCCGTGATGCTTGCCGCGCGGGTTGTCGCGTCATCAAGGAAATCGAGGAACTGGTCTGTCGCCGCAATGCGGATTGGGTTGAAAAAGTATTTCGTCCCTTGTGCCGTGAAGTTGGCATTGATCAACTGACCGGCCTGAGCGGAAAACCCAAACTGAGTCGTTTGGCATCCAGCCATTGCCTCATAGGAATGACCGTTGCCGCGATACAAGTGCGCCGAAAACGATGGATGTCCTGAGTTGGTTGGCGCGTAGTTGACGCATTTCCCAACCGCAACGCCAGATGCCGGTGCAACAGGAACGTTGAACGCAAGCGTCAGGTCGTTGGTTGCGACGCTCAAAACGTTTCGGATATTGTAGCCGTTCGTCCCGTCCTTGATGAGAACCGCTTTTCCTCGTGCGAAATCAGTTCCGCCAGCTGCGAGTTTCAACAATGAAACCGTCGATGCGGTTGTTGTCTGACGCTCGGTTCCGTTTGCCGACGTGGAACCAAATGCCGACTCAAGCAAGTCGCCGAATTCCGGCGCGGTTCCCTCAACCCCGCTCGCCTTGAGATAGTGCGAGAACGACATTTCAGGTTGCTCGAGTCCTTGAATCGGTTTTGCCGACCCGATTGAGTTTCTGATTTCCTCAGACTGCAGGACCTCAAACGATGGGGTCAGCGTGACGTCTGGTTGCAACGCCACGAAATCCGTTGTTGCGGCGGGGTCAACGAGCGTTCCCTCGGTGACTTCCTTCTTGATACCGAGCACGTTTGCCCGAGATGAACCCAACGACATTTTTCCTCCTATGGGGCGTCGAACGCCTCAACTTCAAAAGTTAGCCTCATGACAAGAATCGAACCATCGTCCGGTGAGATTGTCTCAATTCCCCCGTCGGAAATGAACCGACAATTGAGGTTCAAATCATCAAGCCGGACCTCTCGCTCAAACGAGTTCACAACACTTCGGGCATCCTCGAGAATCAATTTCGTGTTCGTGTCTCGGAGCGTGTCGTCAGAATCGGTCGCATCAAGCGCCCTGGTCAATACAACTTGCCAAGTTCGGATGGTTGAAACAACCCCGCACAAGTTCCGGTTGGAGTTCGCGAGCGGCCCCGCCGCAAGTCCCCAACCTTGGTCCAAAATCGTGATCGGGTTTTGTTCCACGTCGTATGCATTCGAGAGACGTTGATACCCATTGCCGGTCGGGAAAAGCGTCGTCAATCTCGACACAAGTTCATCGTATGCGTCCGAGACAATCGACATCAAACCCTCCGCAAGCCGACGGCTGGTTTTCGTTCCTCGAGCGACAATCGCCCGTCGCGATCACGGTCGAGACCGGCCATCGTGTTTTCAAGTTCATTCTGGTATGCTTCTTGGGCCTCAATCGCACGGTCAACGTAGTCAGGCCCGAGTCCAGCCATGATGATGTTTGCACACTTGTGCATTGCCGGAACTGAAAACAATTCCCAATCAAAAACTTGGTTGCCGCTGATGACATACCGGCGCTTGCGCAAATCGCGAATCAATTCCTCGGCCGCCAAAATGTGTTGGTCAACCCAATCAGCCTTGCCAGTTTCCCATGACGCAATGAGTTTGGCTCTCACGAGGTCTGGATAGTATCCGCCAAGAAGGTTGTCGTCCGAGAAGTTGTGACCCATGTACGCAAGCTGCTTGGCCGACGTGTCTGCCGATACCGACAAGCGAACCCAAAACATGTCATAGATCCGCGTTCCCGTCAGACCAGTCACGTCGTTTGAATCAGCCTCGCGACTCCAACCCTTGTTGCGATCGGTTGTCCATTGGATGATTCCGGTTTGTGCGAATGTTTTGCCGCCCGATGATGTCCCATCAAGGACGTCTACGGCGGGGACCCATGCGGATCCGTTCCAAATATCAACGGACAAAACCGACGCATTCGCGTTCGGCGTGTGAACTTTGACGTACCGGTGATTGAATGGCTGGTCGCCGCCGACAAACATTTTGTCATCAGCGGCCACGACCGTCAGGCTGACGTTTTGATTGAACAAGTCCCCGAGCTGCCGGGAATAGTCAACCAACGTTCCGTTGTCGCTGAATATGACCCGTTGCCCGGTGAGCATTCATCAACTCCAAGTTTTTGCAGATGGCGAACTTGAAATGCCGGAAACCGAATCGCCGGGCTTGGTCACATGGTCAGTAGGCGAACCATTTGACAAAATTAGCTTGAGCACGCTTGCGGCTTGGTCTGGTTTCACAATCATTTCAGGGCCTCCATTTGTGTTTGAAAATGGCGACGGGCAGGGATGGAAAACCCGTCGCCATACGGTCACGAAATCAATCAGGGTTGTTTCGGTCCGACGAAATATCCCTCGATGACGATTCGCGCTTGGCTCGAGCCAGTGGCCGCGCCCGTCGCATCCATTTTCACTTCCTTGCCAGATGCCGAATAGTATTTCGCATTCGGAACAACATAGATGTCCAGTGCGTCAGTCGCGCCAGCGGTTTGAACTCGCAAGTACGATCCAGCAACCTTCGCGTTCCAGCCGTACATGCCAGCCGTTCCAATTGTGAGTGACAACGAACCATCAAGGAAACCGTTTGCCGAATCATCGTCGCCAATGTCGAAATCAGTTGTTCCGGTGATGCCGGTATCAATGATTGCATAGACGCGCTCGATGACCGTTCCGGCGGGGATTGCCCACACGTCAACGTCACCGAAACACTTGGGCGCCGCATACGAGTCGCCGCCATTTCCAGCCGCGCAACCGCTCACCGCAAAGTGCACTTGTTTCTGAAACGTTTGTTTCATCACTTGCGCTTCTGCGCCTTGGCCGAATGTCATCGCGACAATCAGCCCGAAGCCAATCATCATTGTTTTCAAGAATTCCATTGTGTCTCCTGGTTTTGAATTTGGTTTTCGTTTCTTGGGAAACCCCGCCCGATTCCGGGCAGGGTATCGTTTGCCGAATACTTGTGCCGTCCGTTAGGAAACGGTGACAACGCGGAGGTCGCTGGCTTGTTTCAAGCCGAACAACACTTCCATGTTGACGCGAGTTCCACGAACGCCGCTGACGCCAAGGTCATGAACGCTTGGAGTTGGCGCCTGTTGAACCGCCATTTCAATGAACAATGGATGAGAGAAGTAGGCCGTGTTGCCAACCTCGCTTGTCCATTTCACTTGCATGCCGAGAACAAGACCGTTCACTTGACCGCTGACAAGCGAACCAGACTGACCGAAGTCAGTTGATACGATGCCCGCGATGTTGAACAGGTCGTTGTACTGAGCGGCGCCAAGGATCATTGTGCGGCCAGCTTCTTCAACGTCAGCATTGTCGAGCAATTCTTTTGCCGCGAGAATGTCGACGAGTTGGAGCGTCGTGCCGGACGAATATCCAATCGTGTGATCGGGCGATGTCGAAGGGACAATTGCCGCGATGATGATTTTTTGCATCTTCTTGAGAATTGAGTGCAATGCGAGGTCTCGCAACGCGCCCATGATTTCAAGTGATTGCAATTCAGTTTTGCGAGTGATGATGAAATCCTTCGCAAGTTGCTTGTTGATGAGCAACTGAATGTTTTGCGCAGTGACAGCGTCAGCCGCGACCGCTTGGTTCTCAAGGATTTCCTCAGCCTCGTCGAACTGCGGCCATGACGTGATGTTGACCGTGTCGCCAAGGTTGCTGATGACACCTTGATAGTTGGTTGCTACCGATCCCGCGAATGGGAGTTTTTCGAGCAACGTTGGATAGAACGCCGCCGCCCACAATTCTGGAATCGCCGCCGCTGCTTCTGCATCCGATTTGAACATTTCGTCCATTGACCCTCCTACTGGGTTTTTTGCTGGTTTCGTTTCTGGTCAAGGAACTTTGCCAGCACGGCCTTGTGTTCCTGCGACCCGTTTCCGAATTTCTTTTCAGCGGCAAAAACGTCCGCGTTTGTCACACGTCCCGTTCCGCTGGTCGACCCGTTCTTGTTTCCAGTTCCCCCGGTGTTCACGGTTCCAGGTTCCTTTGCAAACATGAATGGGAATTCCGACTTGTACCTCGAAACGAATGTTTCAACCCCGAGGACTTTGAACGAACCGTCATCGACATCGACGGCCAGTTCATCAATTTGCGCGGTCTCGACGAGTTTCATTGCGTCGGCACGCAAGCCAGCCTTGAGCATGGCATCCTTCACAACCGACCGTTTCTGAGCGTCAACGAAGGCTTGAGTGTTTTTCTTGAGTTTGTTCTCAAGTTCCTCGCGTTGTTGCCGTTCTTGTTCCCACAACTTTTTGAAATCGCCTGACGCCTTCAACTTGTCCGATTCAGCATCGCGCAATTTCTTTTGAGCGTCTGCCAATTCGCGCTTGAGTTTGAGCAACTCAATGTTTGTTTGATCGCTCAACGTTTGCGATTGGTCAGTGTTGTCCGTCGTCGTGTCGGTCGTTTGGGTGTTCGTTTCGTCGGTCGTCTGAGTTTGATCGTCAGAAGCCGTGGCGTTGTTGTTCTTGTCGCCCATGTGAATGGTCCTCCATTGAATCGGTTTTGTAAAGATTAGAGACGACGATTCAGGACCTCGTCAACGGCCTTGAGAATCTCGGCGTCGATTGCGGCGTTGAATTTCTCATTCTCAATGGGGATCGTTGGACGAACGGCTTGCCCGTTTGCACCCTCGCGATGACCAAGTTCCTTGATGGCCTCCGAGTCCTTGAAAAAACCAATTTCCACTATGCGGCCGCGAACCCGTGCCTCGAGATTCTCGAGGAAATCACCATACAATTTGAGGTTCACTGGCCTCGCCTTTTTTCCAGTTTGCGCAAGAACCTTGGGACCAAGTGAGTCAGGGTATCCCCGCCGTTGTGCTTGTGACGCAAGGCTTCTCAATGTTTTTTGACGAGCGCGGATTTGTTTTTTGACCTGACCCTTGGCCGACTTGGCCGCCTTGCTGAGTGCCTTGGCTTGGTCTCGTAGTCCACGCGCATTCGTCCGGGACTTGTATTCCGGGAATCGTCCGAAACCCGAAACTGGCGAAATGCCTTTGGATATTTGTTGGAGCATTCTTGCAACGACCCGGTCGCCAATCCGCTTGAGTGCCGACGGTGTCAGTTTCTTTTTGAGTTCCTCACGGCTTGCCGCTTGTACCGCCGCGCGAAGATCGGCCTTGAGTTGTTGTGCCCTGGTCCTCGCGGAAGCCATCAGCGGGCCTCGATGTTGAACCAACTCATAACGATTGCCTGGAAAAATGCGAACAGATGGGTTTTTTCACGCTGGCTTGAATAGTTTGCCATCATGAATTCACCTTGATTGCGGTCAACGCCGAGAATCACGATGACGTCACACGTCTCACCATACGCGGCAAGGAAGTCATCAACGACCTTGCGGCATTGGTCTGAACGGTCCTTGCCTGGTTTCATCTCGATGACTTTCATTCGTCCTCGTATTCTTGCAGTATCCGTTTCACGTCTCGCCAAATTCCGTCGCGCAACGTCTCGTCACCCTTTGGAATGAACCGGCGTTCCGGCAGCCTTGAATCGCCTGAATGGTTGTTGTGACCATCGGCCTTAGGCGCTTCCTCACCCTCAATTTGCAACGATAGCTTGTTGCCACGTTTTCGCACAACCTCGAGTGCGTCAAGCATGTCACCGGTCAATTCAAGGTTTGCAACCGTGACGCCCGATTCCTGGTCCTTGATTTTCTTGTAGGCGGGGGACAATGACCGCTTCCACGGTCCACCTTTGACTGGCGACTTGGCATCGCCCACATATTCGAGGACCGAGGTCTGGACTAATTCGGCAACTCTTTCGAGTGCCTCGTCTCTCAATTGCCGATCGCGCGGGGGTTTGATTCCAAGAACCTCAAACGGGTCAAACTCAAATGCTACCTTTTTGATTGCCATGAGTCCTCGCAAGTATCCGATACAATGTCGAGCGGCTGATTCCGAGTTCCCGTGCGGCTTTTCGTTTCTGACCGCCGCACATTTCAATCGTTTTCAAAACGTGTTCATGAACGACGCATTCAATCGTCTTGGTCTTGTCCGTCGTTTGTGTCATCCTCATCCTTTTCATTTTCGTCCGAAGCGTTGTCAACGGCATTTGCCACGACATCGGTCATTGCTTGTGCAACCACTCGCGCGGCGGAGGTTTTGATTTCCGCAAGTTTTCGTTCAGCCTCGTCCTTGGTCATGTTCGGGTTGTCGGCGAGAATCAAATCCAACTCGGTCACCAGGCCAAGGTCCTTGCGCATTTTCATGATTTCTAGTTTTTCTTTTTCGGTGACGATTTGTTCCTCACCTTGATACCGAACGGAAACCTCAACGTCGGGCGGAACCATTCCGATTTGCGCAAATTCGCCGTCCAGTTGACCGGCCCCGCCATACAACTGAGACCATCCCGCGCTGATTTTCCAAATGCGCCGCTCGGCCTTGGCAAACGATTGTCGACGGTCCTCGATGGACCCAACCGCCTCAGATTTGTCGACAAGCATTGCGATGCCTGACGGGAATGACGATGCATCAAGGCGCATCGAAACCGCTGATGTAGACAAGTCATTGGTCGACAAAAGAAGGGCAACATACTGCTCAATGACCTTCAACCAAGAATCAATGGGCGGGTTGTTGGAAATGAGTTCCACGTTCGGTGCCGTCTGTCCCTCTCGAGTCTCGAGCACAAGTGCCGTGTGCGGTCCGACGTGATATTCGGTCGGAATGTTCGGGCCTGAGATGACGAGTTGTCCCCATCCCTGCATATACATGATGGCGTTCATGTCGGTTGCCATGACGTTCACGAGGATCGCGCCATCAACCAAGTCTTGGCCGCCCGAACCCCAATAGTTGCCGTCCTGGTTTTTGTCGATCGTGACGGCTGGCATCATGCCGATTGGGTTGAGCAAATCGTCCGGGGAAATTTCCTTGATGATGACGCCCATCTCGTCGGTCGTGAAATGGTAGGAGTCCGTCCACCAGATGAACGTTTCACCCTTTTTCAGTTCGGTGATGCCTGAACCTTGCGCAATGATTTGGTCGCCAATGACCGTCGTCTCCGTATCGATCGCCTGGATTTGAAGCGAGTTGAACGAACGTTGCGATTGGTTGTCGATGTATTCTGAGAGAATGATTGCGGCCGGACGTTCAGGGTTCCTTGCGTCCTCAATGACATCATATTGCCAAGGTCCAAGAACGGACGCGCGAAGTCGTGCCCGGTTTTCCGGCGTCTTCTCGGGCAAAATAAACAACGCCGAATTGTTTTGAAGTTCGGTGATTGCATCGGCTTTTTTCAGTTGGTCATTGATGCCCATTGCGGCGGCCATCGAGGTGATTTGCGACGTGACAACCTCATCCCCCGCCGACCGCATGACCTGACCTCGGTACGACCTGGCCTTTTTGTTCACGACTTTTTTGACGATCGAGATATTGGATGCGTGGTTTTGCATGACGTTGAGCGTGTCGTGCTTGAGTCCAAGTTCCTTGAGCGACTTCATGACGTGCTTGATTGTGTTGTCTCGGTAGCATTCTTGACGTTTGAGCGCCTCACGTTTTCGAGCCTGGTTGGATTGTGACCGAATTTCCTCAATCACTTTTGCGCGGAACGCTTGGTCGAGAACGTTTGATTCACTGAAAATGCGCATGACGCCTCCCATGTAGTCCGATTGATGTTCGTCTCATTCCCCGCCCCTGGTCAACGTATTGCATCGCGACGCCAGCCTCCGCGCGTTTCCCCGATCGGGAATTCAAAGTCGACCATGTTCTTGAGACCGTCCAGCCAGTGCGTGCGCTGGGAATCTCGCTTGTCGATTTCAAACGTACCATCACGCCAAATGCATTGCTCAAGATCGGCAACCGTCTCAGGCATTTTTTCGAGGTCGAGGAATATTTCATTTCGATGGAACTTTGCGTTCAGGGCGTTGATGCAATCGCGAACCGACTGGATTGATTTTTTGAACCGGACGTCCTTGAAACCGAATTGAGTCATGATCGAGATGTCCGAGAATCCCTTGGTCGAACGCGCGGCGCCAGCCGGGTCAGGGAAAATTGCAACCTCGGCGAATGGCCTGACCTCGCCATGTCTTGTCGCGGTATGTTCAGACAGCCATACATATATGGCATGACACAGTGCTTCGGTTGATGAATCACGCAATTTGAGTTCGCCGACGCCGTACAAACACATGCGTCCACGATCGTTTGGGCGGGGTTGCCAAATGCTTGCGGCCATTGGGTCAACGTTGAAATCGACCGCGACCCAAACCGGCCAGCGGCGATCGACCTCAATGCCACGGATCCCATGTTTTTGGCGATTGAACATGTGGACGACGGCCTTGCCCTTCATGTTGACGAATCGGCCTTTGACGTATGCCTCGCGGGCCTCAGGGTCGAATTGTTCCATGAGGCGTTGCTTGTACGACTCGGGCAAGTGGGGGTTTTGAGTCATGTCCCCATACACAACGCGAACATCGGGGCGGGGTTTTTCGATGAAATCACGATAAAACCAATTGAAACCCTCGGGCGTTCCCGACATTGCGATTTGCGGAAGTGCGGCTTGTTTCAAACGAATCCTTGCGTTGAACGCATCGAACGATGGCTTGTCGCAAAGTGTGACCTCGTTCACAATACCGAACGCGAGGTTGGGTCCGCGAATCGATCGACCCTCGTCTTCTGAGTGGAAAACCATGAATTTGGTTCCGGTCGCGGGCAATATCAATTCAGAATCAGACCGCCGAAATTTGACGGTGAACTCATGTTCGTCGGCAATTTGCTCAAACGTTGGCAACACGTCGCGACGAAACATTTTGAGGTCTGGCGCAAGGATGCCGGCCGGTAGGTTGCGGTTGATTGTGGCAAGCCTCAAGGCTTTCATGACGAGCGAGTATGTTTTCCCGGCGCCCATCCCAGCCGACAAAATGTCATAGAATTCCGTCGCCTCGTGGAACTCGTCTTGATACTCAAGCCGATCATACTTGATTTTGATTTTCACACGTCAAAGCCATCCGACTGATTCGATTGAGGTAGGTCGGTATTGTAGCCAAATTCCTTGAACCGGTTTTTCATGAAAAACATCCAAACCGCACGGTCGCCCGTTCGCTTGGAGTTCTTGGTCAATGGCTCGTTCAACATGATATTGACGCCGAGACGTTCCCAAAAAGCGCAAGCCTTGGTTTTGGAAATTTCGGCGGCTTGGTTGAATTTGGGATATTTTTTGCGCCAGTCATAGAATGCATTGGCGCTGACGCCAATCTCAGCGCAAAACGCGACAACCGATTCCCCACGTTCGCCAAACTGAATCAACAGGTCACAATATTCCGGTCGATATTTGTTCGAGGTCTTGCCCATCAGACCTCCTCAACGTCGAAATCATCCTCGTCAATGTTTGGCGCAATATCCCTGACGGTGTCTTTTGCGATTTCAAGTTTTCTGTTTTCGTCTTGCTGGCGCCGTAGTTCGTTTTGCGAAAGCAACGATGCCTCGTGAAACTCAATCATTCGACCAGCCCAAAACTTGACGATCTCCCGAATGGTTTTGTCGATGAACTCAGGCCCGGTTTTCAGTGCCTTCCTTGCATCGGCTGATTGCAATTGCATCGTCAATGCTTGCTCGAAACGTCTCCGATGGGGATGGTTTTTCAAAAACGTTTTGACGCTGTCATTCGTCTTGAACAATTCGTCCAGATGTCGGTCGACGACCCTGGCGGCCGCACTTGCCGAAATGATGTCCATGATTCCTCCCGTTTTGTCTTGGGGGGTTTAGTGCCGGGGCATGGGAACTCAAACGATTGACCAGGGGGAAACCATTGCAAGCGCCTGAGAATCATCGCCAAGCCCCGGCGATTCGTTCTCACAATATCATTCAGTGATTTGAACGTTGGCCTTTTTGAGGATTTCACGTTGTTTCGTGAGACCATCGTCCAGTGCCACGGCAACCGTTCCGCCTCGCGATTTCATTTCGGCTTGAGTCCAAACCTCTGAGCCGCGATATTCCATGTCATGAACGTGGCCGTCGACGATGGTTTCACCCTCGCCGTCACGCGCAAATGCGTCATAGAATTCAACTGGAACATACTTTGTTTTGCGTCGGCCGGTGCGATCCTTGGTCACAACTTGCTTGAGCGGCGGTCCGCATTCAACCTCGATGCGCCCGTCTGGATGCTCGACGACTTTGATTTCGTGCGTGTGTCCGCCGACGAAACCACAATGAGTCATTTTTTTGCCGCGCGAATCAACCGTGTGGAAAATGTGTTCGTGCGCCATTGGAATCAGGTCGGGGTTGTCCTTCTTGTAGGAATTGTTTTTCAGGAACTTGGCAACCTTGGCCTTGAATAAATGATGCGTCACTGAAATCGAGTTTTTTTCCACAAATCGAAATTCGCGGGGTTTTGGTTCCGTATCCGCACGCATCTCGAGGTGCGCTGGAATTTCACGCGCGTCAGTTACCTTGCGAACTTTGGGCGCCTTTTGATCTTGGTCTGCCATCATGCCTCCAAATTGGATTGAGTTTTCAAAATGGGAGCATGGCGCGGGGGTTGGCGTCAATATTCTTGCGACATCCAATTGTCACGATTCGGCCAAACAACCACAAACTTGAATGGGAACTTCTCAGCTGCGACCTTGATTTTGACGAGCGATTTGGCGTCATGGATGAACGGCTTGGAAACACGTTCCCCCGCCTCGTTGGTCTTGGTCGTCCCGCCCTTGACCTCGATGCATTGAATGAACCCTTCCGAATCCATCAAAACAAAATCAGGTTTGTATGTTGTTGAGTCCGCAATTTTGAGCGTCAAAGGCTCGTACTGAAACCATTGAATGATTCCGGCGTGCTTGAGTTTGGTCAGATGCTCGGAATATCGTGCCTCGTTTTTATTCATCTCGCCTGGTTTCTTCCGCTTGCCACGTCCGAACGAGGTGAACTTGTTTCGATTAGTCAATGAACTCGCTCCTGATTGGATGGTTCACTGGTTCCGGCTGAAATATCACGGCGAATTCAACGTTCTTGGATTTGAAAATGTCATCGGGGGCAACGTATCCGATACCGAGGCCAACCTCGTCAGTCGTATCAAAACCAAGTTTGTTTGATGGATCCAATGTCCAAACGAGTTCGGAACAATAAAGGGATTCGCGACCGTCAACGAAAAGCGTGTCGTATGGGATGCCGACCAGGGACGGCGATTGTTCGGCGATTGTTTGCCTGAGCTGCGCGTCATTTGGCCGGACAATTCCTACCAGGTCGGACGTGAAACAAAACTCGGCTGGATGAATTCGCCGGACCCTTGGATAGTGTGCTTCAACGATTTCGCCGAACTTGTCCACAACCCCGACGTGCGCCCAGAATCCGCCGATGAGTATGTTCGACAACTTGGACCGATCCTTTGAGAACACGATGTCGCCGGGTTGGATTGCGGCGATGAATTCGCGGAATTGCCCGCTTGTCATTTTTGGCGGTTGAGTAGTGAAACGGATTTTTGGCAATGCGACCTGCAGGAACCATTGAACCGGCCAAGTCGCAAGAATCCATTGCGCGTGATTACGCCAACGACTCATTTCTTTTTCCGTTGCTCGCGCTTGATTCGTTTCCACTCGCGGACGGCCAATGCATGGGCCTGACGTCCGAGCTGGTCAAACACGAATCCAGTTTCACCCTCAAGCGGTCCGACGGAATATTCAGGACCAAGAACTCGCTGGATACGGCTTGCCGCTTCGATTGCGACGAGGCATCGGATAATTTCGCGAATGTCGCCAACCTTGACCTGGCGTTTTTTCCCCTCAAGTTTGGCGATCGTTGAAACAATTCGTTGATAGTCGGTTGCCATGATTTCCCCCAATCATTTTGACCGAGGTTTCATCATGTCCCATTTCTGGTCAAGCCTTTGATTTTTCCATTTGCTCGATGAACGTCGTCGCGTCAAACCCGTTCATGGTCTGAATTGATTCCGCCATTGAGTGAAGTTCGTCTTGTGTGAGGCTGGCCGCATTGGATTTCCCAAACTGAACAACCATGAATCGGTTCATGAGTTGGGCATGCCAACCCTTCTTGGCCCCCATTTGCGCAACGTCCTGAACCGTGAGAGTGGGCCTCGCTGCCGGTCGTTGTTCGCCGTTTGCGTTTGAATCCATTGAATCTCTGGCGACCTCAGATGGATCCGGTGAATGTTCCGAACGATGAGGTTCAACTTTTGGCTTGATCGCTGGTTTGGGTTCAGGCTTGACGGCGGGGGTGATTGGTTTTGAACCAGTCGCCTGAGGCTTGGGTTGATTTTTTGGTTTGGCTTTTTGGTCCTTGAACTCGGCCTCATTCCCGTGGGCGCCGTTTGCGTCGTCGTCGTCGTCGGCCGCAATTCCAAAATACGCGGCGGCTTGGTATCGCTTGAGGTATGTCAGCTGCGAACCGACTTGTTGGGGCGCTTGTTCCAAATTGATCGGCATTGACGTTTCGTCAAACTCGCCTGAGGAATGCATCAGCGTCAAAACCAAACGCCAGCCGTTTGGCGTCTCGCGGGTTTTCTGCGTGAACGCAAGTCCGTTTCGGCTGAGTGCCACGCGAAACGCCTCAATGACGTTTTTCAAATCCGCGTATCGGGTTGCGTACAAAACCCGTCCTTCCTTGCGAACCTCAACCTCCTTGTTTTTCTCAGGTTGCACGAATTCGCCTTGAGCCTTGGCAAGTGCCTCGGCAAGTTTGGCGATTTGTCTGGCTGGCTTGGGCGCGGGTTGCGGTTCAGGTTTGTCGGTTTTGATTTCAACGTCGGACATGGTTCCCCCCTTGACGTTTCACGTCTTGCACAATGCCGGTGATTGGCCAAATGGTTTCACGAGTTTGAATTTTTTGTTTGCTGATCAAGCGCCTTGTCGATTTTCGCTAGGGCTTTGCATGGTTCGCAATCATCAATGCCGCCTAGACGGTGAAAGGTCTCATTACACTTCAACGCCTCCACCGCTTCAATCAGCGCAGCGCGCAGCGGGGCTAGACGCTGAATTTCGTTTTCCTGGTATTCCCATGCCGCACGAGGGAGGCGATTGGCCGCATCTCGAATCGCAGAGTATTTTTTGTTTTTCCAATAGCTATGGAGCTGACCGCCATTGATGAGCCACCATTCATCCCAACTTGTTTTTTGAGCCAGCGCCTTTTCCATTTTAGCTTTGCGGTTCATTTTCTACTGCTCTCAATATCAAGTTTGCGTTGATCTTTGTACCAGTGCGTTTTTTTACATCGCTTGCAAGTAACTTTATGGGTCGATTCCACTGCGCGAATTGGGCTGTGCCATGCGTTTTGGCCGCATGGAGTCAGCGGTTGATGACGTGAAATTAAATGAATTGGACGCCTCACGTTCCCTCCCCTTGCTCGACGGTTTCACGTATTTGAATCAGCGCATCGGACGGCCTGGTAGCATGGTTGTTTAACGCAGACTTCACGCCTTCAATCACCCTCGCTTGTCTCTCAACCCCCGCTCGTAGTTTGGCTATGGCCTCTTCTGCATCGGTCAGTTTAGGGTTTGTTGATTCGAGGTATCTAACTGTCTCACAAAGTCGTGCCACGTCTGTTTTCAACTCAGCCACGATGCGGTCAAAGTCAGAAGCCAAGACAACCTCTTGTGAAAACTGAGCCGAACCATCGTAGTCTGGACCAAACCAGTAGATGAAGCGCTTCACTTTGCTTGCGTCGCTCATTTTTCCACCAATGATTGCCCGTCGATTTCATAGAACGGTCGAGACAAGACGCGGCGGATTGCTGGTTCGACAACTCGAACCCGGTACTCGCCATTGGTTCTTGGCCCGAGCAAAATCTCAACATCAACCGGCTGGTAGGCAATTGGCAACCCGAAACATCCTCGACGCGCCTTGCGCGGAAGCCAGGTCACAATATCGCCAGGCTTGAATTGGGTTTGAATGCCGTTCACGCCACGGGGTTTCGGCATCGCAAACATGGCAACGCCTCGGCGGACACGTTCCTGGGCTTCCGGATCCGTTGCAAGTTCACCGGGTATGACGGGCACGTCGCAACGCATTTTCCTCATGTCATCACCTTTGCGATTTCATCCTCAATCGGATTTGGTTTTTGATCGATCGGCAAAATCCAATTGTCGATTCGTTCCCTTGCAATGTTTGGTTTTCCGTCGATGAGAAGTTGGCGGACATCATTGACCAATTTGACCAACTCGTCGCGTTGCAAACGATTGAGTGCCATTTCCATTTTGTAGCATTCGACGATTGATTCAAGCGACGCAATCAATTGTTCCTGTTCCTCATGTGAACGCTCAAGCATTTCGTCCCTCCACGTTTGTTCCGATTGACTGAACCAATTCATATTGTGCACGGGCAACCGCGTCGTTGAACGCCTTGTCATCATCGCACGATTGACGAATCAAATCGTTGCGTTGTTCCTCAAGTTTTCTGATGACGAACGTTTGCTCAACCAACAATTGCTCAATGTGTTTGATGTACGTTTGAAGCCGTGAGGCGATGACCGAAACCGAATGCGTGTCGACAAGTATCGGCGAATTGATTCCTCGAAAATCCGAGTCAATCGTGATGCCACGGGCGCCATATTCCCGTTCGATTCTCAATGCCTCGCGGACATTGTGGACCAAAACCCTAGCGCCCATGACCTTGGCCAAGTCGCAAATCGCCTCCGTCTTGCCGGTCCCTGGCGACATCATCGTGAGATATTTGAGACGAAACAACATTTCGTGAACGGACTTTGATTCATTCATAGTTGCCACCGCATTTGCATCTCGCCGATGTATGGCCTCATGAGTTCGACGTACTTTTCCCGTGACTCGTGTTCGTCGACAATTGTCGTGATGTGAACCTCACCGTCGGTTGATTGTGGTTCGTCGCGGAAATACCAGATTTTGGCGGGCACGGTGATGTCGCCCCTCAAGAATTGAAGCGCACGTTCAGTCACTCGCCAATAGTTCCCGCGCCGTTCGATGAACCCCCAATATTTCAGTTTCGTGAAGTTTGGATATTCGGTGCGGTTCAGTTTCAGGTCAGCCGTTTTGAATTCACGGCGTCCGATTTGTTCCGAATGAATGAACGCTTTCCAAAGGCAACGGGCGGCGTGTTTCGACATCGTCGCGCAATTCATCATCATCGAGGCGCCGCAATGTTCGCAAACTGATTTCCTCATTCATGAGCCTCCTTGATCCAGATGCATTCAAGGCGTTTGCCAGCCTTGTCCGCCCGTGCTTCCTTGACGTGTTTTGTCCAGCCAAGCGAATCATAGAGCGGGTGTTCGTATCCGCTCACAACGCAAGCGCCCTTCAATTCTCGCATCACCTCAATCAATCGGACATGGTCGTCATGTGAGAACTCGAATTGATAACGGCCTGAACGACGCGTGTCTGAATGGCATGGCGGGTCAATGTAGAAAACCGTTTCCGGTCCGTCGTGAGTTTTCATCAAATCAAACGCATCTCGGTTTTCAATCACAACGCCCTTTAGTCGCTCGTGAATTGCAACAATTTGACTCGGATAGTTGATCCAATCATGCGCCGGGGTTGTCCCTGATCTATTTGAGTTTGATCGAAACCCGGTTTTCGATTCGATGTTTGTCACCGAGTCGGCACCGAAACCCATGAACGAACGGATGATCAAACGCCTTGCGGATTCAACTGGATCCGGGTGAAACACATGGGCAAGTTCAAATTCACGCCTTGAATACGCCGTTGATTCCAACGAAGCCTTCAAATCGCGATGCGCTCGCGGGCATCGCATGACCGAGAACAAATTGAAAATTGAATCATCTAGGTCATTGATGACTTCGGCGTATGACCTGGGCTTTTTGAACAATACCGACGCGGCACCGCAAAACGGTTCGACATAGACGCGATGAGGCGGCAAGTGCGAAACGATCCAGTCAGCGAGACGCCACTTCCCGCCGAAATATCTCAAAGCCGGTCTGGTTTGTTTCATTGAAATTTCCCCTCAACCATTTCAAACGGACAATCAAACCCCTCAGGCAATACGAAAAGCCAATACATGTTTGCAACGTCAACCAAGTTTGATTGTTTTGGATATACTTCCACGGCGGTTCGTTCCTCGCCAACCAAGTCATTCTTGATGCGCTGAAAAATCTGCCAATCGTGAACCGGCCTTGCGTCGTTCCAACGAATCATGAGTCGCGTGCACTCGCCCCACGCGGTCGATTGCTTGAACATCTGGACTATGAACCGACCGTTCATCACGACCTTGTAGGGCGGATTGGTCATGCGGCTGGTCAATTTCTTCGTTGATTCAAGTTCGGTGATGTCAGTCCAGTCGGACGAATATCCGGAACGCATCAACGCGGCGACGTGCTTTTCCTTTGCTCGCTCAAGTGCTCGGCGCTCCTTGCGTGTCATGATGGCTTGCTCCCGTTCTTGTTTGGTTGGCGGAATCGGTCTTGTTGGCAAGTGCAACTCGCAACGCCATTCCTTGATTTGCTCGATCCAATACCCGGTGACTTCGCGACAAATCGCGCAATGCCCGTTCGATGTCATTTTGACCCCCAAATCCGTTTGGCCGCAAACGATCGGTCAACGAACTTGCGACCATGCGTTGCCGTCTCAACCCAGCCGTAGGTCATCATGTGAATGAACAAGTCGCGTTCACGTTTCACGTCAGCCAGGCAATACGAAATGACCTCGGACATCCGGCCCTCTTGCCACCACAATGGGGCATTTTCCCCCGCCGTGGTTTTCATATTCTGAGCGCCAAACATCGCCGACAAATGGTCATCAAGCCTCAGGCCCTTTGGAAACAACTGACCATCATACCAACCAGCTGCGCGGCGTGATACCTCGAGCATGTCCCAGTGATTTGATTCGTCGATGTCGTGGCCAAGTGCGCGGAGCAACTTGTTGTCGAAACCCTTGGAATTGAACGCAACGACGAGGTCAGCGGTTTTGAACCGTTCGACCATTCTTGGAACATCTGGTTCAAGGTGAACCGAAAAATCGTCGGTTTTGAAATCGTACATGCATGCGACTGACAATCCCATTTTGGCGTGATCGTTCCAAGTGATGACAAACCCATCAACTGGGTTCACGGTCTCGCAATCGAACACAACGACGTTTGTACCTTTGAGCATTTGGTCTCCTGATGATTCCCCGCCCAGCGTTCCCCCGACGCCGTGGACCAATTCCACAACGCCGCGCGGGCGGGGGTTTATTTGAATGCGATGAATATTATGGCGCCCCAGAAAACGACCGTCGTGACGATGACGATTTGAACGCCAGTCATCAGAATCGTCCGGCGCCAAGTGCTGGCGGTATCGTTTGGTTGAACAACGTTGCCGCTTGTTCAGCGAGGAAGCATTCAGTGTGAACGATTCGGCGGAACGTCTCGGGGTCAATTGGATGTTCACGGTTGCTCTTGACGACCGTCTCGAGCATTTCTTTGTGCATCCGATAGTTGTCCTTGGCCGCTTTGCGACGATGGTCCATTTGTTCTTGTTTGCCAATGTTCACGAGGTATCGACCGACTCGAATGAGTGAATCGAAATCAAGTCGTTGTTCGGTTGCTTCCCTGATTGCGTATGCAAGGAAATGCATTTCACGTTCGCGAACGGATGGCTCCAGTAGTTCCTCGTTTTCCATTGTCCCCCCTTGATGAAAACGCAACCGGGCGACGTCCCATCGTGAGCGGTGCCACACACTGAACAGCAATCAATCACCCGGTTGCCATTTCGTTGTGTCCCAATTTCAAACACGATGCAATCACTTTGTGACGAGTGCACGATTTCGCCAGCGGCGAACATCGGGCGCAACCGGTCCCGTCAGGGCCGGTCGAGTACGCTTGGAATCAGTTGAGGGATATTTTCAGCGAATTGAATTCGTTTGGATCCGTGCGGACGCAATCTCCCCCTGGTTGTGCCGCCCCGAATTCCGCTCACGTTCGATTGTCCGCCTGGTCGGCTTGGCAATCGGCCGGGAATTCTCGCGACCCAGAGGTGCGGTTCAATCGGCATGCTGTGCCCGATTGGCTCCCCGTGTTTTGAAACGCCATTCAGCGCGTTCCCTCGACCCGTCCACGGTGAACGTCCGATCAATCATTGAGGATGTCTCCCCTCGCCGATTCCAAACGGTCTTGCGATATTTCAACCCCGCAACGTCGTTTGGCCTGACCGGACGCAATCTCCAACGGTTTGGCTTGTCGTCCTCGTTCCGTGCATTCAATCAACCGAGCGGTTCACCCGCCATTGATTTCAATTTTCGTGGTTTGGATATTGACGGTTTGCGATTGAAACCGTAGTCCTGTGACCACGTTTTTGTTGTGCAAGACAAACGTACCCCCCGCGCAATGCGGGGGTGAACCTTTTTCACGCTGCAACATTTGAAATTCTTTTCCACCGGGTTTTGCACATTGCCTCAAACTGAGGCGAATTGGCGACGCCAATTTCAATTGGTTTGATTTGAATGAAACTGGCGTGTTTTGTTGCCACTTGAGTTGACAATTCAGATGCGTTGCGGCATACTGGTTCAAACAAGCGAGGTCCACATGAACCTGAAAAAGTATCGGATTGAAATTCCAAGTCGATTTCTCCCATTTGCTGGTTTGAATTTCAAATTATGGATTGGCGAGAACCTTGAACTCGTTTCGTCCCCTGACGAGGCCGTTGCGTGCACTCATGAACAAATGATGTACGTCATGGAAACAATTGATTGCGAGGCAATTGCATTTGTTGAAAAAAACGAGGTGTGAAATGAATTTGGATGAACAACAACGGGCATGGCTGATTGACCATTTGAAACAAATCAAATTCTCAATCATCGTCGGCGCGGGCGGGGGTGTGACCGACACGGCTTGGATGCATGTCATTCAAACTGGCCGCGATTCAAGCGAAACCATTTGTGACCGAATCGACGGGATGTTGACGAGCCTTGGATGCGACCTTGATGAATTGGAATCGGAGGCCGATTTTTGGTCATCATACGGACGGGGGAAAAATGAAAACGAAAAGTGAGTCCAAATATTTGCTCGAACTCAATGAACGGTTGCGTCAGATTTTTGAGGTCGCTCGAGACCACGTCAAGGATTTCGGTCTTGATGAGGACCCACCGCCGGTCGACGTCATCATTCAATCAACGCTTGAAATATTGATTGAGATGGAAACCGATGAACTCGACATGAAAAACGAACTTGAAACACTTGCGAGGCAAGACCGATGAAACGACCATCGTACCGAAAAACAATTGAATTTCTGGCGACGTTGCACGAACCAACAAAACCAGCCGAGGTCATCGCAAAATCGAAATCCGTTCGTGCCGTGGCGTTCTCGTTTCACAAGGAACCAATCGAGGTTGCCGTCGCGGTCAAACGACAATTTGCCAAGGGGGAATCGTGAGAATATCAGCCGACTTGAGACTTGCTTGGATTGTGTTCTTGGCAACCATCGCGCTGGCGGCAACCGCTTGCGGTCCGCAATCCGCATTGCAAGACAAGCCCAAGTTGCCCCCATACCTCAATACGATCTGGACCAGCGACGATGACGGGTTTTTTGAACATCTCGACTTGCAATTCGTTTCCCTGATGGGGACTGAGTCGGTGATGCAATATCGCGCCGAGGACCCAATCACGGGAACCGTGACTTGTCGCATTGGCGTCACGATTGACGGCGGTCCAACCGATTGGCTGGTCACGAATGTGAATGAATCGTTGTACGAGGTCGAGCCAATTGGCATCAACGACACGCGTTGCGAGTGGTTGAAATCAATGACGAGGTTTGGAATCCTTGGTCAGAAGCTCACGATTTCATACGACAACGGTCAACAAATGAGGGTGTTTGATTGGAACCCGCCAAGCCAAAATTGAGGGACCGCCATTTTGTACCTGAAACCCACGGGGTTTTGAAATTCAACATCCGACCCGGAACCTTGTTCACGATTGGCGACTCAATCATTCGCATTGAGTCGGCCACGCCCCACAACGTCAAGGTTCTCATCGTCGCACCGAAAAACCTCAAGGTCAGCCGTTCCGAGTCGCCTTGATTGAGTCCCATGTCTCGCCGTCATCACGGTGAGCGATTTTGCCCGTGGCGTTTTGCCAACGCTCAATTGCGACTTGAACGTAGGTAGGCTCAAGTTCCATTGCGAAACATCGGCGCTTTGTTTGCTCACAAGCCATCAAATTTGAGCCACTTCCGCTGAATGGTTCATAAACAATTTCACCCTCATTTGTGTGATTCAATATTGATGGCTTCCAGAGATCGATTGGCTTTTGCGTTGGATGAATTTTGTCGTTTTCGCGGCCAACCTCCCAAACCGTTGACTGGTTTTTTGAACCGTAGAATGGAGGTTCATTTCCCTGTAGCCATCCCATCAGGCAAAGTTCATGACGCCAGTGATAGTGTCCGCGTCCAAAAACAAATTGCGGTTTGACCCAAATAATTTGACGGTGAAATAGTATTCCGGCGGCGGCGGCGGCTTGCGAGAAATATGCCTGCATTTTCATTGCATGCCACATATAGAACGCAAAACCTTTTTTCATGTGCGGTAGAGAAACCGTGATGACTTTCAGAATGAAATCGTAAAGAGCCTTGTCTTCGAGTTCATCATTGGCAATTGGTTTGTATCCAATTGCCTGACCTTTTTCTTGTGCAACTTTGTCAACATACGAAATTCCGTATGGAGGATCTGATAACCAAACTGACGCGTGTTCCCCATTCATCAAACGCGCAACGTCGCTCTCAACGGTCGAATCACCGCAAAGTATTCTGTGGTCGCCAAGAATGAACAATTCGCCTGGTCGAACGATTGGCGTTTCTGGCGGCGCGGGAACTTCTTCGTCGTCTTTTGGAGTTACCAAAACTGGCCATTTGAAATCACCGGCGGCAAGTCTTGCATTGTTCCGGATCCAATCAGTATCAAGCCGGGCCTTGGCAACGAACTCGAGCAAATGGTCCTGGTTGAAATCGCCAAACTGGCTTGCAAGCGTGAGGACTTTTTTCCTTGCCTCATCCTCGTCAGCCGCATCGACAAGTGCGACCGGGACCGGGGGAACAAACCAGCCTTTGGACCTGAGCGATTGCAACGCGGTATGACGTTGATGTCCGTTCAAAATCCAATTGCGTCCTTCGCTTGGCCAGACGGCAATCGGTTCCGAAAACCCTTGGGAAATGATGACGTTCTCAAGTTTTTTGAGGGTCGAAGGTGTCATTGTTTTGATGTCGTCCTGAAACGGAGACAAGTCCTCGATGTCCATTGCGGCCGCGCCCGTGCAACGAATTGAAATCGCTTTTTCCAAATGGTCCCCCGTGTGATGCTTTTCAATGAGGGTAGCCTCGGAGGTCCACGATGTTCAAGGATGAATTCGGTTTGCCAGTTGCGCTCGACGGGGACGGCGGCGACACGCTTCAACGGTCTGGGGCGTGGGCCTCTGGGCGTCTCTCACGCGGCGACTTGTCCGCGTATTGGTTCGCACGATTCGTGATCGGTCAATTGTACCTTGGCCGTGGGAACTGGCGGCGGCACCCTGGACGACAAATCGACCATGACCAGGACCCCGCCCTGGATCCGAAACCGCATGCGTCGTTTTGGACTGACCCGAAGATGATTTCGCGTGACCAGCTCATCAACGGTTTCGTGCTTTGCCGCATCGGTCGATCGTGGAAAACGCTTTCGGAGACAACGCTTGGCGTGGTTTTGCGACTGGGATTTGCCCCAAATTGGCGTGATCATCTCATTGGCCAAGCCTCACTGATCATTCGATGTTGGCACCCGTTCTCACTTCTGTTGTGGCCTGTCTTGTTCGTCACTGATTTGTTGCTTGTTTTCGGGGCACTGGTTGAGGCGATACCCTGGCGTTGGAAGCATGAAACGATGAGGTTTGTCCGCCGATCAACGGATGATGCCGACGTTGACAATGCGGTTTTGCAGTATTGGATTGCGTGGGCGTTGATGCCAACGCCGGTCGCGTGGGTTGCGCGAAACCTTCACGCATGGGCGATGCCGAAAACTGACGGCACGATCAAACTTGGAATCAAAAACAAATTGGCTGGTGCGATGTATTGGAAGCATCGGCCAGAAGCTCACGGCGACCAAGACCTCGCGAAATTGTGGCACCCGTGGTTGGAGGAATTCACTTGGACAAAAGAACCACGGGATTTGCGGTAGCAATTGGGCGAGACGACGACGGAAACGTTTGCCCGGTCATCATCATCTATTTGGACGACCAGGAATTTGCGGTGAGAATCGATCGCGAGACGGCGAAATCAATGGCGCTTGAACTTCTCGAAATCGAGGCTCAATGCGGCGGCCGCCAAATCGCGATCGTCAAACGAACTGACGGCAAACTAGACGCGTGAGTCCATTTCCCATTGTTGCTTGAGGCGTTCGCGGAACTTGTCCATTGACATCGAAAGCGACCCGCCTGGGTCGTTTTTCCGCCAACGGCCAATGCCTCGTTTTCCTGAAACCTCATGATGCCCAAGAACGAAATCAAACGAGAACGTTTTTCCGGTCGGGTCGTTTCGCTTGAGCCAGAGGATGAGACGCATCAAGGTCTCCTCTTGCTTGTCGGTGAATTTCTCATAGTACCCGGTCGGACAACCCCACTCGGATTCCTCAACCCGTCTTGCGTTTTCAAGCGGCACTGGCGTTCCAAACCATGTCTGCAATTTGCCGGGTGCAATGCGCTCGAGTTTCCCAGCGCAATTGATTTCAACGCCAATCAAGTCCTTGTGAACCGATGACTTGAGGCCAGGCCATTTCGATTCACCGGCATGATACCCCCATTGCTCAACCGGATGACCTTGGACAAGTGACCCGTCATCGCCAATGACCAAATAAGTGAAACCCTTTTCTGAGCCTGATTTGACGGAATCAAGCGCCTTGCGGATTCCGCCTCGGCGGCCAGCCGTGAAATGAACGACAAGTCCTTTTGGCCAGCCGTCTGAGTATGTTCCGCGAACTGGCATTCGCACCGTCGATTGAACGGCAAAATCAATGAGGACATTTTTCCGCTCAAGTTTGCGAGGATGTTCCGTTTCCGGTTCCGGGCGCGGCCGCATGACAACGCCGGTCGGTTCGTCTCGTTTGAACCAACTCTTGATTTTCCGCCAAATGTTTCTCATTGGAGGCACTCATTGATTTCGCGCTTGGCCAAATCAATCCATTTTTTGAAATCGGTTTTTGACATCGAAATATGGGTTTCAAGTTTTGGGTCACAATACGGAATCACTTCCTCGTAGTGCTTATCCTCTGGACCGCACAACCCTGCAACCCTTGCTTGCTCGGTACAACGCACCTTGCGATATACGCCAAGACCATCCTTCAAGTCCGGATGTTGGTCGCAAATCTCGGGCGGCAATTTGTCATGGAGCCAAACGTCAGCGTCGACGGCCTTGAACAAATCATCCTTTTTTCGTTGGCAACTTGTCGCGCCAACTGAAACCATGATGATGAAACAAGCGGCGAAAATCCTCATCAAGTTTGTCATGGTTGTTTCCTTACTGGACGCGTGCGAACGCCGGTTTGTTCTCGAGCTGGCAAGCCAGCGTTTCCGGATCCAATCGCCTGTTCAATGCGATCGGTGTCACCGGTTGCGATTCCTTGTTCGATTTCATTTTTGCGACGCTGTTCCTCTTCGGCTTGCATGCGTCTGAGTTTTGCGCGTTCCCATTGTTCGTATAACTTGAACAATTGCGGCAACGCCTTGATGACCTCGAAGATGGCCTTCCACATGATTTCCCCCTGGTTTCGGTTTTCCGATCTTAGACGGACTTGAGTGCCTTGATTTCAGCAACCAACGCTTCGATGTCTGGTTGAACTTGAACCAGCGCATGGACGACGTCGAAGAGATTCACGTCCTTGAATTCCTCGCCAAGTTTGTCCGCGTCAGCAATCGCCGCCTCAACCTTGTCCTTGAGGACTGGGTCCATGAGAAGCGAGAATGCAACGCCAACATCCGACAAGTCGATTTTGTCGTCAGCCTTGGCCGTCTTGTATGCTTGCAGCGCCTTGACGCCAACGTATGCAACCGCGAGAACAATCTCTTTTGATTCCTTGAGTTCTTTTGCCATCATTCCTCCATGTGTTCTTGTGATTCGGTTTTGCCCCTCAAGTACCCCTCGATTCTCGCGATTGCGGTCTCAAGTCTTGAGAGTTTGCGAACCAGTTCAGAGTCCAATTGTTCATGGCGTTTTCTGAGTTCGTCAACTGACCCTTGCGCAATTTCGGTCAGGCGTTCGTTTTGTTTGACGCGACCCTCGAGACGAACCAGCCAAACGACAAAACCTACGATTGCGAGGATGAATGCCAGCCAATCAAAACGCGCGAAAAATTCATGCATGAACAAATCCTCCGCGTTTCATTCAATCACGAATCAGCGCCATTGATCGGAAAATTGTTTGTCGCAAACCCAACGCTTTTTAGAATCGCCCTGGACCTGGACCTCACGGCAATTGCTGACCAGGATATTGCTTGCGCAACCCGTCAAGAACACGATTGCGAATGCCCCGCCGAAAATCAGTAAGAACGTTGCGAGTACCTCAAAAAATGTTTGGATGGATTCCTTCACGTTTCTCCTTTAGCGAGCACTTATCTGTTTGCAAGGCAAACTGCCGACGGTCTTGAATCAACAGCAACCCATGTCGAACCAGTCGTGTTTTGATAACAGAATATCGTTTGCGAGGTTGTCGTTGCCGTACCACCGTCGCACTTATAATCCCCTGAGCCACGGTTGTGACCGATTGTGCACGTTGGCGTTTTCGTTATACCCAAACCAGCATAGTTGAGCGAATAAACGCCGGTCGAAGCGCGCGTGATCGTTACCCCAGGCGTCGAGCCATCATACAACGTGCACGGGGTACTTGTGCAATCTGCCGCCGTGACGCCCGCGCCAAAGGCATAGGACCCATTTTGATTGAACGTGCTCACGCTGTTCGCGAGGATGGCTTGCTGCTGCTGGGAAATCGGCTTCATCAAAAAATAAATGTCTCGCTGCCCAGCGGAAGCATCTGCATCAGCTACGACATCACTGGCGACTGGCGGAGTTGGGCCAACACTTTGCTCGTACATCAATCGGAAGCCATTTATCCCAGCCGATAAATTGAAATTACCGCAAGCTGAGCGCGACATAAATGCTACGTTACTAGCTCCGGAAGTTGACCCGCCGCCATTACCGCTGTGAGTTTTCCCACCGCCCTCTTCTGAAATTGTCTGACTATTGGTTGGGGTTCGGATCACTTGAAAAGTTGTCACCCCTGCTGCATTTGAATTTGAAGTCATATTGTGTGCAAAATGAAAACAAATCTCATAAGCTCCAGACCTTGGAACCGAAACATTAAATCCAATAGACTCACTTCCAGCAGAACAAGTAGTTGAACTGGTTGATGGAGTCGCGGCGGCGTTTGTTCCTGAACACATAATACCGACCGGAGCCGAGCCGCTTTTCGGAGTCAATGTAAGGGATGCACTCGTGATTTCAGTGAATGTTGAGACGTTTCCAACGCCCAAACTTGGATTTGCTCCAGAGATATTTCCAGCAGCCCACCACCCCTGCTGCTCAGGCGTCACGACCTGCTGACTGTGACTTGGGAAATAGAAAACATCAAATTGCAATCCATTGATTTCACTAGTCGCAAATGAACCCCCGTCATCCGAAATGACGGCCGCTGTGCTTGATGCAGTGTTTGAGGTTTGTCCTTGAATTTGAAACGTTAATGTCGATTGTGTTGTTGTATAACCAATTGAACCAGTTAATTCTCCAACTCCGAATGATTGCCCGCTCGACGATGACACCGATATTGCGACCTGCTCCGAAAATGTGTTTGTTCCGTCAGAAAATCTGAACGAAATATCTGAGTTCGTTGTTGTTACCGTTTTCCCAAAATATCCTCGGGCAATTATCAAATATCGGCCAGGTGCAACATTTTGCAGTCTGAATCCAGGAATAAACGTCGACGGAGATAAGACATCGCCGGTCACGGTATAGGAGCAACCTGCGGTTGCGGTGAAATTTCCAAACGCGACGTTGCTCCTTGTCCAGTCGGTACAACCCGTCATCAATATTGAACCTTTGTGAAACGCTTGGGCTACTGACCCAACGTTGGTCGCGCTTCCAAGCCGCCCGTTGTCCAGACTGATTGACGGTTCGTTGCTCGCGACTGAGGTCAGTTTCCCGCGAACCGTTCCACTGGACGGGCAAGGAAAGTTGACAATGTGTTTCAGTGCATTCGTGTTGTTCGTTATCGTTTGCGCGGTGACGAGGTCGTTGGTCCCATCAGTGACCGTGATTGTGTGAGTCGCAGTTCCACTCGGAACCGCAATCCAAATCGAGAACTCGCAATTGCCAGTTTTTGGAACCGTGACCGCCGCCGTCTGCAGCGTTTGACCGGCCGAGTTTGAGTCCCACGTCGCAAATTGTTTCGAGTTTGGAACGATTTGAGTTCCCGAGTTGACGACAAATGTCCCGCCCGATGCCGTCCATTGAACGGTGCCGGATTCAAAACCTGGGTTTTTCCCCGCCAGCGCGTTCTCGAACGTGAATTCCTGACGGTCGAAATCGTTGAGTTGGGCTGGCGCTCGATCAATGAAAACGCCAAGAACCAAAAACGTCGCAATGATGAAACCAAAGATTGAACGCATCATGTCTCAGATACCTCCGCGCTGTCCGCAATCAATGCCGCATCGGCGGTTGCCGTGTCGGTCGCTCGCTCAAGTTTGATGATGATAAGATCGCCGGCAGAAACCGCAACCGAATTGATTTGACCGGTCGCGTTGGTCAGGTTCGCCGCAACCGTTTGCGGTTCGTTCACCGTTCCGGCTGACAGCGTGACGGCTGAGTTCGTCGACGTTTCCTGATTGGTCGTCGATGTCACGGCGTCAGTTGCCGCTCGGATCAATGTCGCGACGGTTCTCAGCAAAACGGTTCCACTTGTTCCGGCTGAATACCATTGAAATCTCAGCGACAATTGCGTGCCCGCCGAATACGAGGCCGGGACCTTGTAGACCGCATAAAGCGCTTGTGACCCGCCAGCCTGAAATTGCCAGACGTTCATGAGGTTCTCCTGCACGTTCAACGGTGCGTTCACGTCGGAAACCCATTTGACCGGGAAGCCGCCCATGCCGCCGCCGCCTGCTCCGGATCCAGCGGCCGGAACCCATCGGGTCAAAGTTGCATCGTACCTGAGCAACAATGCTCCGCCCGCTTGCAATGTCACATCGCGTGATTGTTGGAGCGACAAACGATTGGCCGCCGACGCTGAACCCGACTCATGTTTGACCGTGATGACGGCGGAACTTGCGTTGTATAGCGCGAGGATTTGTTCCTTGATTCCCGCCGTGATGCCTTGGAGTTCAGTCGTGGTTGAGCCAGTCAATCGAACCACGGGCGTTGAGGACGCCATCGCGGCAATCGTTGCTGATGTTGCCACGTCCTGAAACGTTCCAAAACCCTTGATCGGAACTCTCAACCATCGACCGGTGCCAAAGGCTGGCGTGATGACGTTTTGATCATCACCCGTCGCCGCCGACGCCGAATCGAAATAAAACCAAGCCAGCAATTCCTTGACGTAGAGTGGTTTCCCATCGGCCCGGAATGTTGCGGCAATCAGTTTCGCGTTTGCGATTGTGTCAATATAGATTGCGTAGTTGTCGACGCCATATTCCAGCGTTGCAAAATCCGCAAGGCCAGATGGACTTGAACCTTGCGGTTGTGACGTCTGGTCAAACCCGGTGATGAAATCATAGGCCCGTGTTCCCATCAAAAGCTCCCATTCTCTTCAATTGCAAACTGGTCGTCGAGAACCAGGTCAATTGCCGCGCCTTCGCGGGATGTTTCAACGACGAAATATTTGCGAGTGAATTCCGTTCCGGCAACTCGAGCCTCGCCCGGAATCAATTCTCTGGTCAACGATACGATGTCACCCGGTTCCGCGTCCAAGACTTCGCCAGATGCCCGGACCTTGCACAACAATCGTCGACGGCCGCAATAGATCGCACGACGCTCAAGTCCTGGCCACAGCGGCAAGTTGCTACCGCCACGAGTCCGATTGATGTCGTACGTCTGAATTGACACGTTATCGAGTGCGCCTTGGGCTCGACCGTATATCGACGAATATGGTACGTCGACGGGACCCTGAACCGTTCGGATAACGGTTTGAAAAGTTGACGGCTTTGTTTTGAGTACGTTCGTTTGAACGCCGACAATCTCGCTCGATGCGTCGAGTTGGAATGCCGCCATGTCTTCGTGCCTGATTTCGTACCGTGGCCGTCCAATCAAATCAGCGTCAGTCAATTCAAAATCTGGCGTGCCGAGAAGCCCACGCAACTTGATTGTGAATTTCCCCTCATTGTTGAAATATCCAATCGCGCCAAGCGTCGCAAGCAATCGACCGATCACCGTCTTGTGATCCTCAAAGTCACTAGACCACGTTGGATGAGTGAACAATGCCTCATCACCTGGGTCCGACATAGATGCAATTGCATCAATGAACGATTGGCCGTTGATGTAGTCGTCAGGAATTCCAACGACCTCGGTCAGATACCAATAAAGGCAACTCACATTGTCGTTGAAATCAAGTTGACCGATGTACGCACCGTCAAACAACAAACGTTGAGGGGCGCCGCAAACCTCAACCCAAACCTCAAAATCATTTGGATCAATCGTCGTGATTCCAAGTGCGGTTGCATACGCCTCAAAACCGCTGGTCAAATTGACCGTGACAACATCGTTCGTTTCTCCGTAACTGATTGTCGAACTGTCATTGATTTGAGCGGCGAGAACGGTTGCTTGTTTGCTCGGAACTTGGAAATAAATATTCTGGATCGCCGGTCGAACGTATAGGTTGCCAACCGCTGGCGTGTGACTACTGGCGCCAATTCGGATTTGCGTTGCTGATTCGATTTGAAGAACGAACGCCCAAGCGCCGTCAGATGATCGTCTGATTCTGTCGCCAGCCTTGAGGCAGCGGACGTCAGCCTCGGCCATTCCGCTGATTCGGTATTCCGGTGGAACCAATGCCGTGACGGTTCCAAGTGTGAGATTTTGAGTTCCTGATTCAATCAAGCGTTTGTCGTAGACCGCCCAAACTCGGTTGTCGGATGTCGTGGCACCGTCTGAAATGTAGTCGATATTGACGGCGCGAACCCACAACGCGTTGCCGTAGCAAATTGGAATCGGTCGACCCTCAAAAGACGGATCCAATTTTGAGAACGTGTCCGAGGTATAGAATCGGCCCCGATACGAACCGTCAATCAACCGCGTGTTTTCGATGAGAGCGAACTCAATGGACACGTCGTTGAATGTTACCGAGTCGATCAGGCCCGAAAAAATCTTTTGGCAATTCGTTGTTCTCAACGGTCCGACGCATTGCCAGATGTCAACGCGGCATCTGAAAAACGATTCATCGTAGAGAGATTCCCAAAGGTTTGAACCATTGTGGGCAACAACGAGCGGCGAGGATTCACTCGTCAGAAGTCCGCCAAATGCATCGGCGACCGATCGACGAACCTCGGGCGTGTTCAAAATTCCCTCATTCCATTTCACAATGCTTGACGCACTTGATGTCGGTATGTCGTGAAATACGACTTCCTCGGACGCAAACCTTGATTCGTATTCAACGAAAAACACGGCGCCAGATACGTCAGCAACCGAGTTCCCAAATTCATCGCTGAACGGATCGTCAATCGTGAGAATCTGAGTTGCGGAATCATACGACCATTCGCTCGTTGAATAGACAACCGTATAGATCGCACCGTTGGTTGCGTTGCCATCTGAACCGGTGATTGAAATTGGCGTTCCGTAGGGAAACGAAATCTGATTGGAACCGTCGAGTTCAGAGTAGAGGATTTTTTTCTTGCGCGTGATTTTCGCAAACGTCGTCACTTCCTTGGCTTGTCTCGCAAGAACGCTCGCATACGTCATGGACGGACCTCCCGCCCAATGAGTCCAACCTGAAACGGAAACCGATTCAAGGCCCGCAATTGATCCGATCCGGTGAAATCCACAATCGGGTCAGGCCACGATCGGACCCACGCGAGATGATTGTCGTCGTCCCCAACGTAGTTTGGCGTGAGCAACGACAACGCGTATTCGACGCCAGGGGCGAGCGTCGGCGCTTGAGCGAATTTGAAATAGAGTTGCTTGACGGCGTAGTCGCTCGACGAGATTTCAGACAATTGCCAGACCGTCTCAGCCGTCGCAAGGAGTTTCCTGATTTGCGTCGTTGGGTCCACCGAATACAATGCCATGCCAATCGGGTCAGTCGTTGGGTTCAAATATTTGACGACCCACGTCTGAACGACCAAAAGCTCGAACCATATTTCGGGCGTGAACCGATGAAAAAACGTCGGCGGGTCCGTTTCCTGATTTCCGGTTTTGAAAACCTCGCCAATGACAATTAAACCCATCTCAGACGTCCTCGACCACGTTCCATTGCGATGACCATTGCGCTGGCCGGTCAAGCCGGTGCGTTGGTTCGCTTTGGAATTTCACTTGCAGACAATACCGTTCAAGGTCGCTCGAGAATACTTCGTTGGGGTCAAGGATCAAACCAAACGGCAATGCGGTCCCAAGTTCCTTGAACATGTCCCGAAACGCCTCGACCTCTTGGTTGGTCAGGAATTGCCAGTCGAGCGCAATCTCGGCGGTCTTCCCATAGATCGCCGTGAACGACCCGCCCGCAAGCGTTCGTTCTGATTGCGACAAATCAACCTCATTGATTTCAAGCGGGAATTGAGGACAACCGCGAGTGAGGTCAATCGTATCGCCAAGGAATATTGACGAAATCTCGATGTAACCTCGAGGGTTGTCTCGGTCGATGATTTGAATTGACCAATATCTCAGCGCCGATGAGTGGAGTCCGGTTGCGCTGAACTTGGCAATCGCAAATTCATTCCAAGTGAGCGTTTGATCATAGGCCGGTGACGACCAAGAATCCGACGCATTCCCCTGCAACTTGATGGTTGCGGTCTGTGAAATGCGAATCGGTTCGTTTCTTGGTCCGAACAAAATGAACGCTTGCGGATTGAACGCGCTTCCAAGGTCGATTGTGATTCGTTCCTCAGTATGAATGCGGACATCTGGCGCCGTATAACTTGACGCACCGGTCAGGTTCGTTGCTGCAAAGCCGAGCATGTCCCTTGCCGTGCTCGCAACGTCGGCAAACCTCAATTCAAAATGAGTTGCCCCGCCAGACAAATCCGACGTGATTTGGATTTTCTTGGCCGCCGTTTGCGTGACCGTATAGTTGGCCGCGCCCGCCGCCTCAAATGCGGCATCGACTGCAGCGAGGAATGCGGCAACCGTGGAATACGTTCCAACGGCAATCGTTGCGTTCTTGTCCGCACCGCCAGATGCGTCCCTGAAAACAATCACGTTGTTCGACACGGTCACATTGAAATACCCGGCCGACTGGTAGACGCGTGAGCGCCTCGCCGTCGATTGCAAGTTCGTCACGGGAAAATCTGAGTTGGCCGAATACGCGCTCAAACCTGAATACGCCTCAGGGTTCAAATAGTTCGGGTAACACACGTGCACACTCATGTCGCAAATCCCTGTCGTTTGATGTCGGTCATGACCGTTGCCAGGTCACGCGCCCCAACCTTGAGATTGATTTGAACGGGTTGAGATGATGAACTTAACCTTGATTGACTGCCTGAAAAACCCGCCCCCGCTGACGCTTGAGGTCCGCCCTGTTTTCCAAACAACGCACCGGCAATGCCGCCGATAACCGCGCCAACTGGTCCGCCAACCGCGAAACCAATACCGGCGCCGACTGCCGCCCCGCCCGCTGGGTTGTCGCCTCCGCCTCCAATGCCAAGTGCCTTGAACGGGTTCAGGTTGTCGACCAGCCGATTCAGCGCGTCGCCAATTCCTCGAACGATTTCGTCAATGAACTTGAACGCCCCTTTGAGAATCTCGCCAACAAATTTGACGGCCCCGCCAAGAACTTGTTCGGTGAATTGCAATGCTGCCCGTCCGATTTCGCGGGCAAGTACGAACGCCACGGTTGGAATTGCTCTGGCAAGTGCCACGATGATTCGAGGCGCGTTCTCAACCAGTTTTGTGATGATGTCCGGTAGCTTTTCGGCAAGTGTTTCAAGCACAACCGGAATCGCCTCGGCGATGGCGGTGATGACCTCAGGAATTGCATCGGCAAATTGCCGGACCAGTTCGCGAACTTGGTCAGGACCTTGGGATAGAAGCGACGCCAGTTCCCCAAGACCTGGAACGCCAAGCAATGCCCTCCCAGCAACCTCAATCGCTTGGCTGACGAGTTGTCTCGCGCCGTCGGCCCCGCGCAACGCTTGACCAGCGATCCCAACCCCTTGCGCAACACGTTGTTGCGTGTCGAATGAAAGTCCGAGGCGGTTTTGTTGCTGAAACGAATCGCGTTCGCCAAATGGGTTTTGAGTCAATTGGCGCAATATGCCTTGGCGACGTTGGAATTCCTCGTTCAATACGCGGTTGAATTCCTCTTGAATGGCAAGCCGTTGTTCCTCTTGCTCAATCAAGACCTTGTTCTTGTTGATTTGGTCGTCAAACCCATCGGCGATTTTCTTTTGCGTCTCGGCAACCTTGTCTTGTTTTTGCGCGTAGCGGTCAATATTTCCTGACGCCGTTGCGGTCGCGGTGATGAGTCGCTGCAGGAAATTTTGACGGTTGTCCTGCCGCTCGATCTTGTCCTTGATTTTCTGAATCTCAGACAATGGTGCGCCAAGTTCGGTTGCGGTTTTCACCGATCGGGAAAAGAACCTATTGATGCTCGTTGCGATGCGATCGATTTGGGCAAGAATCTCAAGCAACGTTCCAAACGACTGGATCGCGAGTTGAACGGAACCCGTCACGAGCTGGCGGAACGTTCCCTCAGAATCCGAAATTGCATCGGCAATGATCGCAAACACATCCCCAATCGCCTTGAGAGATTGAATGACGGCGGGGTTTGCAACGACCGACCGACCAATGTTTTCAAATATTGACCCGAACTGGTTTTGCGTTCTTGCCAACGCGCC